TCCGCCGCCCAGGAGATGATCTGGCGGCAGGTCAGGTCGTCCGCGTAGAACGCCTGCACGCTGTAGCTGCCATTGATGGGCAGGCTGCTGCTGGCAAGCGCAACCCCTGCCCGCTGGCAGGCCAGCTGTACCAGCTGCCAGATGGTTTTGGGGAACTGCGCCTGATTGGCCCGCAGCCAGCCGGAGAAGTCCGCATCCAGCTTGGACATGGTGTCATACGCCACCACCTTGTATACCGCATTAGAACCCGATACCTCGCGCATCATGCCCTGGTATTCCGGCTTTTCGCAGTAGAACACGCCTGCTTTTGTCCTGGTGTTTGCATCGTCTACCGTATACAGGGTCAGCTTGTCGCCCTGAGCAATCAGTTTTTCATCTGCGGCAATGTACTCCACTTCTATTTCATCGGTGCACGCACTGCCAAGCGTAAATTCTTTTTCGCTGTTTACGCTGGCGGTCAAAGTGCAGGATAAAATAATGGTGGAACCAATTTCTGCCCCATTTTCTTTTACAAGCAAATATTTCAGCATTTGGTTCCACCTTCTTTACTTTTCTACCATGTCAAAGCTGACATCTGTATACAATCCGCCATCCTCTTTGCACATGGTCAGGTTGTAAGTTGTATAGGAAATATCGCCCGTGTAGGCTTCCATTGTATGGGTTTCCCCCTGGTCAACGTAAGTTGCCGTATATTCCTTACCCTGCACCAGCCCCACAAGCTCTTTCAGCTCGTTTCCGGTCATGGCATTGTAGGTCAAGCTTACTTTGTGCAGGTCGCGGCGCAGCCAGTCAATGTGCATCACGCCGTCTTCGGTTCGCCCACTGTTTGACCCGGTATAGTTGGTGTGCTCAATCTTTACCCCATGCGGTTCATACAAATTTGTGCCATTTGCAGCCCATGTGGAGCTTTTTGTATTAAATGTCATGGCATCACCTTAAAATGCCGGAACACCGGTTCTGATTTGTTCGCGCTGTGCCTGATTTTTGACTACGCGGAACACTTCTTTGCCGTCAATGATAATGCGGGTATCGCTGCCCTGCATCTGGGCCAGCATCTGCCGCATCAAAGCCAGCATTTCCCGGTCGCTTTCGGCGTTTGCTTCCAGCACGGTTGCTTTCATCAGGCTTTGCGGGGTCACAATTTCGGGGTTTGTCTGTGCATTAGCGTATTCGCCTGCCAATACAGGTGTCGGGGATGTCAGAACACCGCCGCTGGCAAGGTGGGGCAGTTCGGATATATTGGGGATAAAGTCAAACGTAACGGCATCCCACAATTTATGCCCTGCAATGCTGAACGATGGAATCTCAATCTTTAAGCTGTTCAGCCAGCCAATAAAATTGTTGATTAAGTCAATACCGCCATTTAGAACGCTTTTAATCACATCCAGTGCATTTTCCTTGAATTTCCCTAGTATCTGCATGATATTGTCCAAAAATGCTACTTTGACAAATGCGACAAACACTTTGATTGCATTTTTTGCAATGTTTGCAACCCCCGTAAATACCTCTCCCCAGTTTGTAGAAAACACGCCTTTCAAGAAGCCAATTAACAAATTGAATTCATCTGAAAAAGATTCCACAATCGCAGAAGCAACAGAAGCTACAAATTCTGCTATCCAGCCAAATTCATCCGAAAAGGATTCAACAATGGCAGAGATAATAGACCCGATAAAATTGCCAATCCAGCGGAACGCCGCGCCAACGCTTGATTTGATTTCCTCCAACTGTTCATCACTTACCAGTCCGAATTTGCGCACCAACATGGTAAGCCACTCAAATCCAAGCACAAACATGGCTGCAACCTGGCCGCCAGGCACAAGCAAAAGACCAAACCCAATCAGCAAGGTAATCAAATCGCCAAAGTTCAAATCCAGCTCTTCTTTTGCCTTAGCAAAGTCATCTTTCATCCACTTAATCGCGTCAGGCACCGTTTTTTCAAAAAATGTTACAATCTTTTCCTGAACGCTTTCTGGAATCAGTCCCCATAGCTTTTCTTTCAATTCATCAATGGATTCTTTCGCCGGTTCAAGCCCTTCTTTAAGGCCTTCCCAAAAATTGCTGGCAGCTTCTTTTAGCGTCTCAAAAACTCTTGAAAGTCCTTCCCTGAATGCTTCGCTGTTTATCATCAAATTGGTAAACTGTCCAACAATTGCGCCTATTGCAATCGCAAACGCCGCAACCGGTGCCAGTTGAAAAGCCCCACCTGCCGCACCGTTCAAAGCACCAAACAACTCAAGGATTTTTGCTGCTCCGTCTTTGATGGAGCCAAGAACCGTAGGCAGCAGTTCGGGGATTTTCCACGCCAAAAACGCTGCCCCAACCCCTGCAATAAACGGCAATACCGCCTGCGCTGCAGTCTTAATCCGGTCAACCCATTCCGTTACCTTGCTTTCCGCAAGCTGGCCGAACATGTCATAGCCGGAAAGGTCAATCCCGCCCAGCACACTGCCGCCGGTTCCGGCATCCCCGCTGCCGCTGCCACTACTGCTGTTATCCTGCGCAACATTCAGCTCATCAAACCCGCCAATTAAATCACGTGTATTTTTCGCGGCTTTTGCAGCAGAATTTGCCACATTGTTCAGCCCTGCACTTGCTCCGCCGGTAGCTGCGGTGGCTTCGTTCTTAAAATCAGCCCACTTTACCTGTGCGCCAAACAACCGGGCAATAGCTGAAATTACCGTCTGAACAACTTTTACCACCGCAATCATTGGCGGCAGAATTGCATTTACCGCCGGTATCAGCACAGCACCGATTGCTTTTGCCAGCTGTTCCACCTGCGATTTCAAAATACGCATCTGGTTTGCCGGTGTATTCAGTGTGCGGCCCATGTCCATCTGTGCATTCGTGGTTTGCTTCATAATGGCAATGTAGCGCAGTTGGGCTTTGTCTGCCTGCGAAAGGCTGTTAATGTTTTTGTTAATGCCCAGGTTATATAGTTCCTGCTGTAATCGAGCGTTGGATATATCCACACCCAAGCGGCGGATGGGTTCCAGTTCGCCAGAGATTGCAGCCTGCAATTTTTGGAAAGATTCTTCAATCGAAAGGTTGTGGAACGATGCAAGGTCATAGCCCAGCTGGGTCAGGTTAGAACTTAAGATATAGGCTCTATCCCCGGCCACGCCAAAGCTCGTGGTAAGGTTTTGGAACAAGGCCATGTTTTTCATTGCCTGTCCGCTGTCCACGCCCAGCAGTCCCTGCATGCGGTCTGCAAGTTCTGCCCCCTTGTCTGCAAAATCCCCCATTGCAACGGAAAACAAGTTGATATCTTCAACATATTCGCTGTACTTTGCAATCGCCTTGCCCAACGTCTGGGAGATTGCCACAATGCTAATCAGGCTTTTGGCCTTGTTTAGCAAGTTACTGAACGCACCGCCCAAAAGGTTAGTTTCGCTCACGGCCTTTTTGGAAGAAAGGTTGTCCATCGCCTTTTTCAGTCTGTCAAGCCCTTTTGTTGCGTTCGCGGTGTCTGCTTCAATTTCTACTGTTAGCTTGTCAATCTGTACTTCTGCCAAAACCTCACCTCCCAAACATGCGTTCCATAAATTCCTGTTCCTGCTTTTCCAGCCTGCGCTTATGCTGTTCTTCCGCTTCCTCTTCCGTCAACGGATACGGTTCGCTAGGGTACTCAAACGGTGTTTTCCCCTTTTCGATAAACATGTTCCCAACGCTGACATTCAAAGCTGCTATTGTGTACTTGTTTTCCATCCACGCTTCAAAGTTCCACCGCTGCATGCGCAGCTGGTGGGCTTTGCGGTAGGCAATGGCAAGTTTTGGTTCCTGATTCCAGTATTCATCTGCGCTCATGCCAATGCTTAAGTAAAACGGGAACATTTCATCAAAGATTTGTCCCCATGTTTTTTCTTCTTTGGGGAGATCGTCCGTTACTCGGTCTCCCACGTCACCTTTTTTCCGTCATCTGCCATGCTGTTGATTGCGTCAGCATACATATCGACCAGCATGTTGCACAGTTCTCCGCGTTCCTCGATGGTCATATGGTTCCAAATGTCGTCCACAGTCTTGCGCTTCACGCCCTTGCAGCGGGCCGCAAAAGCGCCGTAAAACAGCTTTTCCATCTGGGTTGCGGGCTGTGCATCCAGCGCGTTCAGGTTAAAACCACCAGCTTCTACCTGCTTTACAGTTTCGCGGGTATACATCAGCTCATAAGCTTTGCCGTCAAATTTAATTTTCATGTTTTAATCCCCCGATACCGTGATGGTGTCCATAAACTCAAACTCGCCGTCAGAAGTAATGTCGATATTAAAAGCGATTGCGTCATCCACGCCTTTGCCCGGCACCGAAACAGTATGCTGCCCGTGCCATATCCAGCCCCAGCCGCTGCGGCTTCGCACTGCGTAATATGCCGGGGTGTTTGCGGTCTGCTGCACTGCCTTATAATTGGCCGCATCAGAATCAATAAAGCAGGGAAAGCTCATGGTATCACTTTTGGGCAAAGCCGGGATCGTTGCCTGCCGGGTGTGCATCAGGGTGGTAACGTTAATGGTATCGGGTGCAGAGCTTAAATCCGGATACTCGCTTACCCATGCAAGCTCTTTCAGGGTAGTCTTGGAATCACCGCGAAGCAGCTGCACGCCTTGGGTACTGATAGCTACATGTTCATTTGCCATGTTTTCAACTCCTTATCATGTCCGGGTCAATACCCCGGTTTCTGTTATGCGCGCCCGGTATGTGCTTTCAGCCCGGTACGCGCTGTTCTGGTACAAATAATTGCTTTCAAAATAGCTTTGCCTGCTAAAATTCAGTTTTTCTGCAATTTCATCAATGCAATACTGTATCTTTCTGGCATTGCTGTATTTGATATTGCCGGATGTATACACCCGGATTCGCAGCTGAATGATTGCAAAACGAATTCTGCCGCTGCTGTCGTGGTCTGTCGGCCTGTCCTGCTGTTCAATCTGAACACACGGGAAGTTGGGCAGCTGGTCAGTAATCACGCTGCTTACCTTGATTCCCGGAAATTTTGTTTCAAGCTCTTGTGCAAAGCTCTCAAAAATCTGCGGCTGAAAATCTTCCACTAGCGCATTACCTCCTCCCAAACAGTTTTTATGCTTGCTGCCATCTGGGCGGTGCTTTCCCACATTGCACATGCAGGCGGGTTGCCCTTTGTGCGCCAAACATCCGGCTTTTGCTCGCCCAATCTGTTGTATACAGGCTGGGCGGTAGGGCCGGGAACACCTTTGTAAACCCATCCGTTGGGTTTTGTACCCTGTCCCCTGCCGTATGTTCCGTGCGCATACATCCCGCTTGGATGCTCCGCAAACGCAACGCCGGCGCCAAATTCAATAAAGGCAACGGCTTGCCCGGTGGCGTAAACAGTAGCCTTTTTGCCATCCGGCTCCACACCAACCGCAATATCGCTCATGTCACCATCATAAACGGCGGCAGTAAACCGTATCTTGGCAACTTCTGCCCCCATTTCTGACAGTCTTTTTACAAACTGTTCAATGCGGGTTTCCAGCGTTTTGCGCCACTCGCCATATTCTTTCTGCGCCTGCTTTATGCCAGCATCGCTTAAATTCAGCTTGATTTTCATGGCACGATTTCTTTCAGCGCATACAATACGCCGTTTATGGTATCTGCTTTTTTGGTCACAACATAATCCGGGCTTTCACTTGCATCGCGGTTAATCCAAACCAGCGTTCCTTCATGCAGCGGGCAATTCACATTTGCGGTGCATGCTGTTCGGCTGTAATCTGTAAACCCGCCAAAAGCGGCGGCTTCCATTGCGCCAACAGCTCCGCTCACACTGATTCGCAACTGCTCCGGCGGCTCCATAACGGGCCGTTTTTCGCCGGTGCGGTTTCCGTTTTCATCTTTGATTGCGGCAGAACCGATGCTGTTTTGGTACCAAATTGTTTTCTGGTTGGATCTAAGGTCTCGCATCAGCATCCAACCTTTCCAACCGGGACAATTTCTTCCAACAGCTGCTGCGGAACATCCTCACTGCCCCATGTGCGGCTGATACCGCTTTCGCTGTGGCTGGTCTCATATTCCGCGCCAAGTTTGTTATAAAATGCTAATGCAATCCGGAACTGCAAATCGCGGTATCGCTCTTCCAGCTCACCACCGCCAAAAGGAAAACGGCGGGCCAGTATCACGGATTCTGCGCTGTCCAGCAAATCCGCTAACAGGTCAAGGTCGTTTTCGCCTGTCCGTTTTTGCAATCGCTCAAAGATCTCCATACTGTTACCCGCCGTCATTTAGGATTTTGGCTTTCTGCCCCGCCGGTGTTCTACCACAGGGGGTGTTTCCGCCTTTTCGGTTATTACTTTCCCGTATTTTGCCATTTCGGCACTGTCCTGGTCGGCAATCTTCACCTTTTTCCCGGTCACGCAAAGCTCACCACCGTAAAACACTGCATAATCGGGAATCAGCCAGGTCATGCCGTCACCTTCATAACGGCAACTTCGTCCATCCGCTCAAAGCTGGGCAGCACGATCTCGGAAGCGTAGGTGTTTACGTTGACCGGATGCACGGTGGTTTCAACGGTAATGGCAACGCCGGTGTTCACAATAGCAACATCGGCCTTGCCGGAACCCGCAAGGTCTGCTTCCTCCGGGGTGGTGCCGTAAGCAGTCTTGCCCAGTGCGCCCTCCGGGATAAAGCTCACATAGCCGTCCGGAACAAACTTGTGGCTTGCGCCGCCCTCATCGGCATACAGTTTGTCGTAAATCACGGTCTGAATGCCGGTAGTGGATGCGATCACATCTTTGGCTTCATCGTTGGTCAGGTAGCCCATACTGCGGCCAGTTACGGTCAGCCAGCGATTCTTTACGGCATCGGTGGCTTTCATCAGGTTGAACGTGGTGGTGTTCATTACCATGTAAGCCAGGGTCACACCGTAATTGTTTGCCATATTGTCCTTGATGGTCTGAATCTGCTTGAACGGGTCAGCGGTTGCGGTGGCAGTCCACAGGTCGGTGGTAGTCAGCGCAGTGTAGTTTGCCTTTTTCCATGCGCCATCCGGGTCATAATTGTAGGTGTAGTTCACGCCATTGGCCTTGATGGTAATACCCATTGCGCCGTCCTCCGGGAACAGCAGCTGCATGCGCATGCGTTCCGGAACAACGTCAGCACCAGCAATCAAATCCTGCTGGTCATCGTAAATGCGGTTGATGACATCCGCCGCATAGGGGTCATTGCTGCTCTGGGCACGTAGAATCTCCTGGCGGTCTTTTTCCTTGATCTTGTAGCCCTCGCGGAAAAACGGCATTTCGGTTTCCAGCTTGCTCACGCCGATGCGGTCACGGAAAGTGGCCTTTGCATCAAAAGCAGAGGGTTTCAGGGAAACAGGCAGGCCCTTGTGACCCTTAATCCATGCCAGGTCAAGGCCAGCACGCTTTACAGAGGGGAACAAACCGCCGCCCAGGTACGGGATTGCGTTGGAAGCAGCTTCGGTATAGTTTGCCGCAATGATTTCAGGTGTAAAAAGTTCAGTAAGGTTCATGTTTTCACCTCCGTTATGCGTTCACGCCGGTATTGGTGCGCAGGATAATGGTATCCGGCAGGTCAGATTCTGCAGCAAGGTCGGTACCGCTGTGCGCCTTTGCCTTTACTGCATCAATCACGCCCGCAACCAGCAGGCTACCGTTGGGGTTTTCATCCGGGTCAACGTCATACAGCACAACGCCAACGCGGCTGTCAACTGTCAGTTTTTCACCAGCCTTTTTTGCGGTGGTTGTGGTAAACGGGATTGCGGTAAAATCATTGCTGGCCAGAATCTCAACTGCACCGGCAACATCCGTTTTCTTGAATTTCATGCTTTCACTCCTTACTTGTAATAATCAATGACTTTTGCGGCTGCCTCATTGGCCTGTGCTTTTGCCTTGCCGCTGCGCTTGGCAAATGCCATGTATTCGCTTTCTTCTTCGGTGCTTGTACCAGCGCCGCTGGGTCTGGGGCTGTTGCGCATAAGGTCTGCTTTCAGCTTGTCTGCAAGCACCTGATTGGCCTTTGCAGCATTGGCAAACACCGTTTCCATGTCGCCATCAAAAAGGGCTTCTGCCGTACTTTTGGCAAGTTTTTCATCGTAGCCAAGCGCAATATACTTGGTAACGTTTTTAGAAATGGTGTTTTCTTTCAGCAGTGCGTTATAATCGTTCTGCAACTTTTCCTGTGCGGATTTGGCTTCTGCAGCAGCGGTTTCTTCGGCAGTCATTTTTTCTTTCAACTGCTTTTTGTAACTGCTGGCTTCGCTCATCACCTTGTCAAAATCTTCTTTTTTTACAAGGTTCTTTGTATCCACCGGGTCAGGCAGGTCAACGCCAAGCAGCGCCGTCACCTTGTCTGCATCGCTCATGTTTTCAAAGCCGTCAATGGTGCTGGTGTCAAATTTCATTGGTTCCTCCGCGTTATTTTGTCGGCGTTCTCTCGCCCGTATTTGTGCGTTTTAGCGTCTTCTCTGACCTTTGCGTTTTAGCGTCTTCTCTGACGATCAAACAGGTGCCAGCCAACACCTGCATTTCCTGTGGGGTTTATCGGGGATATTATCAATCGGGTAAATCTCTCCGTTGCGTTCTCGGCAAACCTGGCACACTTTTTCATCCCCGGCAGTGTGCCACTGCACCTGTTCTACTCCGGCATCTGTAAATGCCTTGATTCTTGCAGAATCGGTCACGTCATCGGCGTATTGGTACGTCATATCGCTCCAATACCGCAATGCACGCCGGAATTCGTTCTTATGGTTTGTCCGGCTCAAAAGCCCCTCTTCAAGGTAGGCCCGCTTTCGGTCAATCTCGTGTTCGTACACATAGCCGGTAACGGCGCTGTATCCGGCAAGCAAGGCAAGCAGCCATGCCCTGTCGGGTTTTTCTTTGCCATGAACTTCGGCATCCTGGTAGCATTTTTTTGCCAGTTCTAAAAAGACTTCCTGATTGTCTTTGGCAATATCCTGGTATAGCTGCTTGCAGGCGGGCATAACGTTCAATTCATCAAACTGCGTTATCTTCCGGGATGCTTTTTCAAACCTGCGTATCGCCCTGCGGTTCAGCAGCCTGATTGCGCTGTCCGTTGGTTTCCAGTCCATTGTCAAGCTCCTCATTCAGGCTTTTTTCAAGCTCTGCCTGTTTTTCCTCGTAATATTTCATGCCCTCCTGCAAGGCCATTTCATTGTCACGGAACGGGCCAAGTTCGCGGTATACCGTTTCCGGCGCGATCTTTTCACAGCCCAGGCCCTGAATAAATACCTGCATCTTGCTCTGGATGTCAGTCAGGTTGTTGCGGGTAAACTGTGCGTACACATCCCCTACATTCAGGCCAAGATTATTTGTTGTGTTGCAAATGGTCAGGAACACACGCAAGAACTGCCTTTCACTGCGCCGGAACATGTCTTCACTGTCCTGGGCGCGGCTTTCTGCGTCTTTCCAGCCATCGCGCATAATGGTTGCCTGCCCGGTATCGCTGGTGGAAGAACCGCCGTTGCGGTTCGGCATGCCACAGATGGTCAAAATCTTATCATGCAAATCATCCACAGCGGTCTGCACAGTAGAACTGTTCATCTCGCTGCTGATGCGATAAATTTTTGCAGGCATCCCCTGCTGGGAATCTTTGATTTTGATAAACTTACCGCCGCTGGCAAGCTGGCTGTACTGGCCGTCTTCCAAATCAACGTTCTGGAATACGTCATACGCATTTACAAAATCCTGCACATTATCCACGCGGTTGCTTTCCAGCGTGTTAATACCATTCAGAAGCGGCAACACTACTTCAAACGCGCCCATTCTGGCACTGTTGTTGGGGTATTCCACAATCGGCACACTGCCGTACAAATGCCCAGACTGCCTGGTGATTTTCCCGCTTTTGATTTCAAAATATTCGCTGTCAGTGTAAACACCGTAATACTTGGCATCGTTTTCATCGTACTGTGTCAGCACACCTGCCATTGGCTTTTTGGTATAGCCGCTGTAGTAGATGACAAACGCTTCACGCGGGTCAAGGGTATAAATGCAGGCAGGGCTTCCCGCCTGTTCCGTGCCGGGGTCAGACAGAACCATCCGCACGCCAAGTCCCGCAATGTGCATCCAGTCAACGATTTCTTTGTCCTTGCTCTGTTTGTCCTCATCTGACATCCAGCGGTTCAAATCGACCAGTTTGTTGTTGTCCGTCTTGCTGCCTTTTGCGCCGATATACTGCACAGGGCCGGAAAGTAGAAATGCTGTTTTGAACGTCACAATCTCATTTGCGATGTTCACCGTGATTTTGTTGTTGATTTCCTCACGAACGATTTTTTCTTTTTTTCGGATATCCTGCTTGCCCCGGTAAACATCCCACAAATACTGGATTTCTCCCCGGTTCCTGTCGTGGGTGGCAATGGCAGTATTCAGCACCTTTTCAACGTTATCCGCTGTAATTTTCTGCTCGTTTGTGGTAATGACCCGTCTGCCGTGCAAACCCTCATCCGGCAGGATGTCAACAAGATATCTTTCCAAGCTGTTCTCCTTTGCACAAAAACAAAAAGTGCCAGCCAAACCAATTAAGGTTCAGCTGGCACTTGGCACAGGGCACTTGGCACTTTATTTTTTCAGCGGCAAATGAATTTCAATGTTCCGTTTACACGCCTTGCAATAGGGATAAATCGTTCCCTTTGCTGCTGTATCAACTTCCATCAGCTTCCGCTTGATTCCTGCCGCACCGCAGCACGGGCAGTAAACACTTACTCGCAATTTATCCCTTCTTTCAAAAATAACCCCGTTCCCGCCCTCCCGGTTTATGCTATGCCGGGCTCACCCATTGCAAAGTAGCAGGCTTTGCAACGTAACAGGCGGCATCCAGTGCTATGCGCGTGATGGTACGCCTGCATACAGTCAGTGTTTGACGTGCCTGCTGTACGCACGTCTGCTTTGATATAATGGGTTTCGGCAATGCGCAACTGCGTCAGTAACGGAGTTCGCACAAGCAGATGCCGAGCGGTTTTTTAGATGTCACCGCTGGGTCATGCTATCTATCGCGTTTTGCCTGCGCCGGGCTTTCACCGGTGGGAGCGACCCAACAATAACAGTCAGCAGGTCTCGAACCTGCAACGGCACCCACAGGCGCTGCTTTTCCAACGTTATTAAGCTATGACTGCGTATAAGCAAATTACAGTCAAGTTAAAATTGCACGTTTCACGGTTGCATTTTTACAACTTGCGCGAAACTTAAAACTAAACCGCAACTTACCGGCGTAAATGTCGGGAACATATCATCAAAAGCCCTGCATGGGACACATCAAAGAGAGGTGTGCAGGGATTGCCTAACAGGGAACTTCAGTCCAGCGTCCAGGCTGAATCTTTTACCTGTATCATCGGCCTTGGAGCTGCCAGCTGGACTTGAACCAGTAGCCTGCCGCTTACAAGGCGGCTGCTCTACCATTGAGCTATAACAGCATGTGCGGTTCCTGCTTTTCACAGGCTTTGTCATCGTTTGTGTGGGAAACCGCACCGCCCACACAGCAAGGCGCTACCTTGCATCTGGTTCCGTATGGTGGCCTTGCACCCTCCGCCGCGCCGTTGCTTCGGAACGCAGCGCCCATATATGGCTATACGGTATATATCACCTGCAAAGTGCTTGACAGCTTTGCATGTGCAGCGGACAAGGTAAGCCCTGTCAGGCTCTATGTAGCTGATAACGGCCCACATAGTGCCGGTTGTGCGCCGCAGAGCGCACTCTGGTGCCGCCAGCAGGGGTTGAACCTGCAAGCACCCGGTTATGAGCCAGGAGTTTTACCATTAAACTATAGCGACACAATAGCTGGCATTTCAGCCAGCGGGAGAACCATATTTAGGGCGGCGCATATGCAGGACGCTGGTTCCGTACCCTAGGAGGTATGAACAAAATGTTCATAAGAAAAAGCTAAACTATAAAGCCTTTCCATTTACTATTATACTATAAAATTCACATTTTTCAAGCACATTAACGTTGTTTTTTTACCAAATTCTTGTCCCAATTTCAACTTTGCCCGCATTTAGGCCTTGAGCGTATTGTGCAAGCATGGCAAATGCGTCCGGCACGTCATCATGTCTGTTTTTCCCTGCCATTGTGTACCCTGTTAAAAACGACAAAACACGCCTGTATTCCTTGTTATTCTTGATAACGGAATTATCTTTGAACAGGCAGTGTTCCATCACCCAGGGAGAATTTACAATGATTTTGGTTTCTTTGTTTGCGGTGGTGTACCTGGTCACAATCCTGGTTATTCCGCCGTGCGCCTTTACTTCCTGCTGGCATTTTTCTGCTACTTTGCCGCCTGCGCTGTTGCTTTCAAACTGGGCCAGCTGAACCTTGTGTTTCACAAGAACCATCCAGAGCCGCGTTTCCACCACGTCCGGTGCGCCGTTATCGCAAACACATTCCTCAATGTAAAAATCATCCCCGTATTTGTATGCAACGGGCAGAACCGCATAGTCAGAACCTTTTTCTTTGGTATCGCATACTGCAATAATGGCTTCCGGCGCTTTATCCGGCAACTCAAAGTATCTGCGCAGCTGATCTTCTGGGTACAGCTGCCCTTCCCGTTCAATCGGGCTTGTCATAAACAATGCGCGCCAGCTGGCATCATCCATTGATTCCCGCATGTCAATATAAAACTTGGTGCTGAACCCTACCCCGTTTGCATAATCAAAATTGCTTTTTTCTTCCTCGTTCAGGGCAGGCATGTGCAAAAATTCAGCCCTGGGGTTGTTTTCGTTGTTACGTTCCAGCCTGTCCATCGGGTCATGCAAACTCCAGGGTGTGGCAATGTGCAGTTCCCGGCATTCACCAATTTTGCGCTGCCGCAAATCCGTTGTATACAGCTGCCACAGCTTATCCATGCGTTCCCGGCTCATGGCTTCCTCAATGCCGCTTACAAGGTCATCGCAGTATAACAGCTTTTGCGCACGCACCTTGCCCGCATTGCCACTGCCGATAGAAGAAAATTCCAGTGTGGCAAAGCGCTTTGGCTTGTACATGTCTATCATCATGTCCTGTGCATTCGTTCTGGCAATGCACACGCCGGGGAACACATCCCGCCACAAATATTCCCCGCCTTTTGCCATAATTCGCAGGCATTCATCGTACACACCGCGCAGAAATGCGTTGCTGTGGCTGCCGCCTAAAATCGGCATGTCGGGGTTCCGTCCGGCAAGCCATGTCAGATAAAAAATGGCAGTGGTACTTTTCCCGGTGCCGGGCGGCATCATGATTCCTGCAATGTCCAGTTCCCCATCTTCCAGTTTTTGCAGGGTGTTTACCATCCGAATCAGCTGCTTTCGGCGCGGCATATAAAACCGGCTTTTGGGGTCACGATCAAGTTCAATGTACTGGCAAAAGGAATCAAAGTTATACGGAGCATTGAACAGCAGCAGATTCCGGTTCAGCTCAATCAGGTCATTGCAGCGCGGCAGCGTACCCAGCTTATTATGCAAATCCACACTCAGCTTGTGCGCCTGCTTGAAGTTTTCTTTTTCCAGTTCCCGGATTGCAGCAAACGCATAAACTGCTCCGTCCGCTGTCTTGGCTCGCATTGTGCTCTTTTTTGCAATTTCAGAAATTTTCAAAATAAAAAAGCGCCCTCCCTTAAATTTGAGAAAAGGCACTTGGCACAAGGCACTTGGCACGGTATTCAATTTACCACTCGATAAGCTGAATTAACTGGTTATACCGTAAGGAATTGTCTTTCACTGTTTCGTTTGCTCTGTGGCCGTCCTCGTATTCTACAAGGAATTTTGTGTATCCTTTCCGTTTAGCGGTAGCCGCACCTGCAACACCGCCCCACACGCCGCCAATCGCCGTACCGGCCACGCCGCGCCCCCAGGTCGAAATTGTACTGGGCTTATCCCCAGTTCCAATAATCTGCGCCCTGACAGCATTTGCAGCTTTTCTTCTACGTTCCTTGCCAGCAATTTCAACCTCTTTCATCCACTGCCCATATCGCTTTGCGGGCTTGTAGCACAGAACAACTAGGATGATGCCAGGAATTACACACAAATAGAACACATCCATGAATTTGGGAGCTGACAAAACGCCAAACCCGATCATGCAAATCCCAATAAAGAAAAATATCCTGCCAATCAAATTTTTCATCGTCCATTCCTCCTGCGGTTATTATATCATCTCGCCTTATCAGGTTCAATTTGCAGGTTGCACAAACTATTCTTTGTTTTTTGTAGGGGACTTTTTTGATTTTGAAATTTTTGCGGTTTTATTGTGATTCGTTTCTATAGCTCAGAGACGGAAATGACTTCGGCATGAAGGTCTTCACGCTTTACGGTTATTTCTTGTTCTTTTTGTATTCGGCCATTGCGTCTGCCAGACGCTGTTCCCAACCGGCGTTATCGTCTAAAAATTTATTGTAAAGAATTTCTTCGGCTTCTTTTCTGGCAGCGGCTGCGTCTTTTAGATTGGTGAAGAAGCCAAGGTGAATGCGTTTGTGCTTAAAGTTAATATATGCTTTGTAGGTGCCTTTTTGGGTAAGCGCAACACCGTTTATCCCGGTTCTAGAGTTTTTATTTACTGTTCCGTTTATGCGCGAACGAATTTTTGACAAGTCGGTTCCATCTACGTTTACGACTTTTCTGGTTATTTCCAATAGTTCTTTTTTGTCTCGTTCGCAATGACCACAGAATTGTAAGTTCTTTATGCTTGACAACCGCGTTGTGAATTCGCGCCCACACTTGGGACAAATTGCAATACATCTGGTACAGGTGCCGCTTTTTTCTTTATCAACAATCTTTTTTATAAAAAAACCGTTGATTGTTTTGCCTTCATATTTTTCTTTTGAATTTTTAGTGTTTGCTTCTAATTTAGTAAGCGCCGATCTTGCATACCCGCATTTTTTGCATGATTTACTTTTCCCGCTAATGAGTGAGTGCCCGGAAACATCAGAAACAGTTCCGCAAGAACAACGGCATTCAAGATATCCCTTTTTCGCTTTTGCCGGGTCCTTAGAACGGCCAATGACGGTCCACTGATCAAAAACAGTGTTGGGTGCAATTTCTAATTTTTGAGGCATTGTGGTTTACCTTTTTATTCTTGAAAAGCTTTGATTTCATCGTCTGCGCTACGATCCTGGCTATCGTAAACGCTCGGCAATTTAGGGGCATGGGGGTTAGGAACTTCTTCTTCAGGGGCTGTTTCCGGTTCGGTTTTACCAATGCCAATGGCTACAAGTTCCAGAGGGGCTTCCAGAGCATCAGCAAGCTTACGCAGAACATCAATGCGCGGGATAGACTGGTTGTTCTCAATGCGGAAAATTGTGTTTTTGCTGACGCCGCTTTTTTCCGCCAGTTTTTGTAGGGAGATACTCTCCAGATTGCGGACAACCTTGAGCATATTACCCTCTCTCCAGCAGGTACCGATTGTCGCACGAGCCAGAAGCTCAAATTCATGCAGATCTGCGATTCTGGTTTTGGCAATCGGGTATTTTCCGCTGGCGGCAACAATAGCAGTCATTACATCCAGAACGGCTTTGCCTTGAGGATAGAGTTTAGAGGGCATTTTAACCACACGCTCATTAGCAAGGGTATGAAATTTTTCCATGCCGGAAAGGATTGTTTTGCTTTGCATGACGCTAATGTGATTGAGGTAGTAATCCGACACACAGGGTTCTTGATACTCGATTGTAACATCATCAAGAATTTTGCAGCACGCGATGAAATAACCCCACAAGCTGGACATTTTTTCCTGTTCTGTATTACCCATAGGTTTGATTTCCATGTTTGTTCCCTCCTGATTTGCTTTTTAGATTGACCTTATTGTACACATTTATGGGTACGAATACAATAGGCAGGTTGTACAAAGTTATACCCAAGAATGTGTACGCGGTTATTATTTGGTTGACGGGATTGATTTTTGTTGAACTGCCGGCATGTGGGGTGTATACTTTGGAGGTTTTGAAGATCTTAAACTTTTGAAGAGACTTTTTGATTTTTTTGGGTTTTGAATTCGGGAATTGGGGGAAAGGGACTTTTTTGATTTTTCGGGATTGGAGGGACTAACCCCGCGCTCCGTTCGGCGCTAAAATCCCCCTCCGGTGGTATGCACTATTGTTTCAATGCAACCGGCGGTTGTACCTGCAAAAAATGAGCAAAAAATAAGCCCGGTATAACGCCGGGCCGCTCTCACTTGCTATATTTGCAAGCAAAATATATTGTCGATATAAGGACTGATAACAATGTCACGCCGTTACACCTCCCTTGCAGGTGATCCCTCTCCGGGCCTTGGCTTGATAGATCATGTTATAACCCCCTTATTAGCTCAAAGCAGCGCCGCCACGCGGGGCTTACTGCTCCGCCCGGTGGTTCCAAAGCACAGCAACATCACATCTCTGTTGTGCATATCCGGGGTCAACTGTGTTTTCATTTTTTTATACGCTCCTTTGTGTTGTTTTCCTGCCCTCTCTCGTGGGGCTGGCGGGTACAATCTGTTTTGTGGGGAGGTGTACCGGCTCCCGTTGGACTTATGCCAGCGCCCCGGCGGGCTGGCGGCCATTGTTGGCGATGGGTGCGCGTTGTGAGTCCGTGCCGGGCTTGTGATCGTGTTTATTACCCATGAGCGCCCACCCCTTGCAGGGTGGCCGGGCTTGCACCGGCGGCGCGTTATGCGTCGGCCTTGCGGGCGGTGGTGGGCTTACTGCTTGCTTGCCAGATACTCCGCCGGGATGATCTCGCCATGTGCACCAGTGCGCGGCAGATGATACCGGCACACGTTCGGGCGATCCTGCAAGGGCCACAGGCTAACGCAAGGCCACTTGACCCCGGCGGCTCGCTCTGCATCGCATAGAGCCTTATACACGGCTTCCCGGCGGGCGATCTCTGCCCAGTCCGGCGCGAATGTATCCCCGCGCATGTACTCGGCTTCGGTGTCTCCGCTGTGGAACCCATCCGCGAAAACCCGATACCCTGCCAGGTTGGGCAGAACCTCCACCGCGTCAAAGTGTGCCCCGATCTCATCCAGCAACTCCAGAATGCCCGCCGGGGTGTACTCGCGCCGCTTGCTGTCACGCTCTACAGGGAGCCGCCGCAGGTTGTAATCATCCTTGCCAATATAATGGCAACTGTCTACATACAGCCGCCCGGCGGTCTTATTCATCCCGCTCAAGATCTCCAGGTACACCGCGCGGCCCTTGTCATCATGAAACATAGTGCGGAGACGGCAGTTCCCGCGCAGCTCTTCGGCAGTGTCGCAGCACCCAAACGAGCCCGCGCCTTCAAAATACAGTTTTTTCATTTTATACGCTCCTTTATAAAGTATCCGCCAAAACGTGCGGTTGTTAATCGTCTAGGGCAAGCGCTACAGCGTCCGCAATACCCTGCATTGTCATGGGTTCCCGTGCGTTGCACACGCTTATAATGCTGTTGCTGTGGTATCGCGTCCAATCGTTGACATCAACGTGATATTTTGCCATAACCTCCCCGTCTGCCCGATCATAGCTTATTTGCGTGTATCCGTTCCAGTAATTAAGGTGTTTTGTTTCCCCGGCGGCCCTCTTCAAGCCCTGCATCTTGATGCCGTATTTTTCAAGTTTCATCTTTGCTACCTCCTGCCCTTTGGGCTCTTTTCTTTTGATGTCTTTATTCTATCACCGTATACGGTTATTGTCTATTGACATTCTGTACAACGTTGGCGGTTATTTTGTGTTGATTTTGTACATATACGGTTTTTGCTTGGTGTGTTATAATGGCTTTGGAGGTGATCTATATGCCAGTATCAGCAGCACACACCCGCGCCAGCGTCAAATATAATAAGAGCAGGGACAGTATCACAATACGGCCCACAGAAGAGGACGGCGCGCAAATCCGCGATGATGCGGAGCGCGCAGGGCAAAGCATCCAAAACTATATCTTGCAGGCCTGCCAAGAGCGGCGAGAGCGCGATGCAAGCAAGTAACACCCCGCCAGACCACCCACCGGGCATTGCATGTACTTTTGCCCCGGCGGGCAAAGTCGGACGAAAGTCGAATTGGTTTTGAAAGTCGAATGAATTCCAGCGCTTCCGGCATCCCCGGCGGCGCTTTTTTATGCACTTTTGTGCTTTTTGGTTGCTTCCAAAATTTAATACACGTTGCAACGTCAATCAGATGTTCGCTAAATCATTATTTAGCGAAATATACACCCAAAAGGCACATTTTGCCCCGCTGGGGCCGTCCTGGGGAGCATATCCGCCGGGCCGGAAGGTGCTGCGGTCAGGGTGCGCCGGTCTGCATCCCGCTGCCAAAGTCGAACGGGTTTGAAAGTCGAACCAAAGTCGAAACGCTCCCAAAGTCGAAGGGGCATCCCCTGCCTGAAAGTCGAATGATTTTGCGCGAAAAAATCTCCGGCAAAGTCGAATTGGGTTTGAGTTATGCACTTTTGTTTCATGATTCAGGTATATACCCCGTGTTTTTGACCATTTCGCATGGATATTTGTTTCAAGAGATGGTTTTGAAGTAGGGATAATTATTCGTGTTGATGGGTCTTTTTTGATGATGACGGCAAATCGTTCGCGTTATTCCCTGCTTTATTTTCCCCTCTTTTTGGCTTCAGCTCTCTCTTTTGGGCTTTATTCCCCTCTACTTTCCCGCTTTTTTGGGGTTTACTGCTGCCTTTAACAGGCATTTCCGCGCTGGTTTTAGGCTTTACTATGGCATTTAAGCGGATAGCGTGCTTCTTTGCGTGGTTATAGGCATAATAAAAGAGCACCCGGCAGTTTGTTTATATGCTGCTAGATGCTCTGTTTTCGTTTATTCGGTTTCTTTTGCTTGTTTCTTTTCCCTGCGTGGCTTTGTTTGAACCGGTTCTATCAGTTGATCCGGTTCTTTGACTTCCTTAAAGTCGTCTATCTCTACAAAGTCGGCACTGAATCTGTCTTCTATTTCCTTGCGGGACATGTTTTCGCCTAACGGGTCTTTTGTTGCGGTAATGATTTCTTGCTGGTCTTGCAGTCCATCATAGTTTTTCTGCCAGAATAGCCCTGTTACCGGGTTGATTGCGCCGTCCTGCATCAGCATTTCCCGGTACATCCCGCATACACGCTTTATTTCTCGTGCGAATTCCTGGTATTCCTTTTGCGAGCTGCGCCTTTTTCCGCTTTCCCAACAGTTTACAGTGTCTCTATCCACTCCCATAGCAGCATACGCCGCCATGTTGCCCACTTTCATGTTATACTTGACGCATAGATCAAGGTAGTCATAAAAGCGTTTTCTGAGGGCTGGCAGGTCGTTTGTGCTTATTTTGGGAAGCTGGGATATCACAAGCAAAAATTCAATGCGCCTTTGGTTCCCTTCCGGCACATTATCAGGGTCATTATCAATCATGATCGGGCTGTTTCTTTTGGTTGCCCTGCTTCCCATTGTCCTGTGCCTCCTTTATCCGGCTTATGGCCGTTTTGTAATAGTCGGGGTTCTTCTCTATCCCGATGAAGTCTCTATTTGTGTTGATACAGGCTACTCCGGTTGTTCCGCTGCCCATGCAGTTGTCTAATACCGTCTCGCCTGAGTTTGTGTACGTCTTAATCAGCCATTCTTCCAGCTTTACAGGCTTTTGGGTGGGGTGCAATCCCTTTTCCCTTGGGAATTTCAGGATTGTTGTGGGGTTCCGCTTGCCGTCACTACAGTCTGTTAAGATGTCGTCACGAAACTTTCCCCAGTTTTTTGGAAGCCTTTCGCCCTTGCCCCCCTCTTATAGGGCTTTCCGTCCACATATTGCTTGTTATAGGTCGGCTGGTGCTTATAGAATATCTGGATGCTTTCATGCGCTTTCAGGGGCTTGCGGTTTGCGTTCAAAAAGTCGCTGCCGTTTTCCTTTACCCATATCAGCTCATACCGGTACAAGTCTTTCCCAGCGCTTACAAGGGCCGCTGTAAATGGCATATCGCTGTGCAGTGCTATAACGCCATTGCTTTTGATTATGCGCCTGTATTGCGCCCATAGCGGCTCCAGCGGGATGATAACATCCCATTTGTTCCGCGTTGTACCATAGGGCAGGTCGCATAAAATCATGTCTATACTGCCTTCTGGTATCCCCTTCAAGATGTCCATGCAGTCTGCGCAGTATAGTTTCATGTGTCCCCCATATAGCAAAAGTGCCAGCCGAACTTTCAAGTTCAACTGGCACTTGGCAATTAAGCACTTGGCACGCTATTTCTTATTGATATTATAGCATATTATGCGCTAATATGCAAGTTTTTTTATTTGCCGGTGCTACCAAATCCTGCGTTGCCGCGTTCTCGCTCCGGTAGCTCGCTGCACGGGTAAAAGTCGAAAGGTTCCACCTTGATAAACACGATTTGGGAAATTTTATCCCCAGAATGGACTTTATAATCAGTTTTTCCGTGATTATAAAGCTTTACGCAGATGCTCCCGGTATATCCTGCATCGATCACACCTTCGCTTGTCAGATCATGCTTAACATTCAGGCCGGATTTGCTTTTCAGGAACCCCACATAGCCCTTCGGAATGTCAATATGTACGCCGGTATCAATTACAGCGCTCCCGTTCGCCGGAATCATCACATCAACAGGGCTTTTCAGGTCTGCACCTGCATCCCATCCAAAATGTGCGTATTCCGGCATGTATGCGCCGTCATCCAGCACAACAGCAACCTGTTTGTACACAGTATTGCAGCTTTTGCAGCAGTTATTTTCCATTGTTTCCTCCTTTCAGTCGCTCAAGCCCATAATTGCGAACATAAAGCACGGAACAACCATCCATGCCCAAATACCGCTTCCTGTGATGCGCACCATATAGGCGATGAATGCCAAAGTCGCAGTCAGTGCAAGCGCGTTGCCGATACTTTTCATATGTTCCTCCTCAAATGTTGTGTGCCAGAACCGCTTTTCCGTAAGTCGTGCCGTCTTTATCGGCAATCTTGAGAACGCCGTTAATGCTCACTTTAGGCGGCTCCCTTTTGCTGTGTGCCACCATCTGTGGGCTGCCATATCTTCCTTCTTTTCGGCATGCTTCACACTTCTTTTCGTTCTTTTTTCTGGTAAAAAGCCTCCCGCACCATTCGCATTTGACAAGCGATTGCTCATTGCGTCTTGCGTTTTGAAGTGCAACAGCAGCTTCATGATGCTTTTCCTTGCATTCCGGGCAAAGCCGGGCTTTTACGCTCCCCTCGAATTCTTTTTTGCACTCAGTACAAATTCTAATCATTCATTCGCCCCCATGTGCGTGATCCATGTAAATCACCGGTTCCCGATCATCATCTTCATACCCCGCCGCAGCTCTACCAACAGATACGCCGATGGAATAAGCCCCCGCTATTAAGATTGTGACAATCGCGGTTCCAACAATCGAAAGGAAAATGTTCATTTCTGCTCCCTCCAAAGCCCTGAAATCTGTTTGCAGCACAGTGCAAACAGGTAGATCAACAATGCGCCGATAAGCATCGCTCCCGGCGCTGCAACAAAGATCAGAGCAAGGCATTTGATTGTGTAGATGCAGTTTGCGTCAAATACTGTCATGCTTCTTTTCCTCTATTCTTTTCACTTTCCATACCGCATATAGAGCCTCCATTACTCGATTTCCTTCCGGCGTGGCGGAATCGAACGGTAAATGCGCACTGATACATGCTTTCCTGATTGCTTTCAGCGCATCACCGCGTCGAATCAGGTCATTCTCATCACCAAAATCTGAAATCTTCGGCACGCCGTCAAAAGAAATGCACTTGCTGTTTACTGGGTCAAAAAATGTTTGGTTCATTCTTCCCTCCGCAACCACTTGATAGCAGCTTTCACGCTGTCAAATTCTTCGATATATGCAAAGCCCGTGCTATTTTCGCAAGCTATCACGACAGCGCCATCTTCACAATTTTCCAAAGATAGATACAATCCTTTTTTCTCCTCTTGGTGGTCGATTATGTAACTCATACATGCTTTATCAATGATTTTTACCGGGTCATTCATCTTCGTTCACCATCCTTGCACCGCAATATGGGCAATATTTATATCTGTGATTTAAAACTGAATCATAATCTTCGTAATCAACGCCAGGAACACCAAGATATGAACGGCAATTGCTGCAAAACGCATCATCGTGTGTATCAGGCACAGTTCCGCGCATAATGTGCGCCGTAGGCCGTACCGCGTCCGGGTCATCTGCCAATTTCTGCAACTCGTTCAGGTCTTCAAGCATCCATATAACGCCGCATATGTCGCAATCTTTCATTATGTCCGTACACCTACCGCAGGCATCGCTGTATGTCGTGATTTTATCGCGAATTGCTTCTTGAAGTTGTGTCATTCTGATACCTCATGCGCCGTAGGCCGAAGGGATTCCGGGTCGATGGTGGGAAGTTTTTTCGATTTCGTGCTGTATGGCAAGATATTGTGAATTGTCCAATTCAACGGCACCAAATACCGCTTCCATAACATTGTTTGCATCGATCAGCCGCACTGGTTCTTTCGGCTGGCTTGCGCCCGGAATCGGGCAGCCTATTGTTGTATTCATTCTGATACCTCCTCTACATACGCCATGTTTTGGCGCATATTAAGAAATTTAGGATTGAGAACACAAGCCGGGGCGACAGCATAACTTTCGCACGTACCGCTGTTGCACAACGTACCATCCGCGTCCACAAGGCGACCGATGCCCGCTTCTCCCGTGTCGGAATCCTTGTCACCGCAATACCACGGTGTGGCAGTCCAAATCCAGCTGTCGTAGTGCGGGATGTAGTCACGGTACTTGCGGTACTCGTCACAGGTCAGGATAAAAACTAGGTCTTCCACAGCACCATAGGCGCGGTCGCCGTTATCTGCAACAAGGTCAACGGTATGTGACAGCAGAATTTTTCTATCGAAAACAGCGTTCGCCATATCAGATAGAATCCCCCGCACATTGCTGGTGCGGTAGTTATTCCAGTTGCCTTTCTCATCGGCAAATTTATCACTTGGAGAGAACTTTACATCTTTTGCCCACGCCTTTGCCATAATAGCCAGCACGCCGCCGTCAAGGTGGTGTGGGTCAAGGCATACCCACTCAAAACTTTTGAACATGAAGTGTTCGCCGGGGCACATGGTTGTGATGTTAGTCATTGTCCGTCACCTCTGCAAGCCAATATTCGCAGCGGCATTTGTCGCAATTAATCCCTTTGCACTCTTGAAAATCCGTTCCGAGAAAATTCACGCAGTAGAACTTTGGGCACAAGGAAAGCACGTGATTACTAATGGTTGCTTTTGGGAATACCTTCAAAAACTCACTCTGGCGGGTCTTAACGGGGTGCTCTTTTGCCCATTGCTCGACAATCTGCACAGCCTTTTCCACGTATTCGATTGTATCCATGATACAGCAGCAATTTTCTTTGTCTTGCAATGGGCATTCAGAACAACTGTCTTTGCTTCTGCACAATCTGAATTGGGTTTTCACATATTCAACTGCGTCCATAGTCTCACTCCTTACTAAATTTATCCATATTTTCAGGCGTTTCAAAGCTCATAATTGCTCCCCCGTTTCATCCACATCAACCCCGATGTTTTGCAGCGTAACCTGCGCCCATGTGTCGGCCAGCTGGTCAATGCGGTAGCTGGAATACTTTTCCGTAACGGGGCCGCTCATGGCATTCTGGATTTCAACCAGCGCGGACGGCTCCAGTCCCACCTGATAGCAGGCCAGTAGGCATAAATACAGTGATCTCAAGGCAATATCCTGCCGTTCTTTCATCACTTCCTCATGCACCCTTGCGATTGATTCGGCTTCAAGTTTTGCAATATAGGCTTCCGCCTCTTTCTTGTAGCAGGCCGGGAGCTGTATTTTGGCTTTCATGTTTATCTCCTTCTGTGGCCCGGCAGGCCGTGATTCCTCACATCCCGCCGGATTTTGTCTCCCCTGAGCACATCCGCTTCGTTCAACGCTTGCGCCTGCATGTGCTGCTTGCTGATGTCATCCATCTTGGCACGGTACGCCAGATACTTTCCACAAGTGCTATGACATAGCGTGTGGCGTTCCGGGCAGTGCTCGCATGGGGCGGATAGCGTTCCGGTCATTTTTTATTCTCCGTTCCTGATGTAATTTCCCCATTGTTCGGCCATAGCATCCGCAACGCCGGGAAATGTTTTTGCACGGTTTTTAGCTCTGTCTGTAGTAAACATTCCCTTATGTTGTTCGCCATGTTTGTGGCTGTAGCTCCCGCTCGGACACCATGTGGCAACAGGCTCCACAACATTTGTCGATTCAAGCGGCGGCAGTTTTTTGAGCCACAAGCAGGTTTTCTTGGTGTAAGGATGGCCGAATTGATACGGCTGAATGGCCTGCGTGTACGGCGGAAGGCAGAACACTTTTGATGGGACAGGATTCTCAACGCATATAAGGGGTATGTCAGCCCACCAAAACCGCATAAACAAGTCCCTGCCTTGAATGCCGAGCATGACTCTATCGGACTGTAGCTCATGGCCTTTCCATAAGTGTCTTGCGCCAGCGTTCGACAAGTAAGTGCAAGGCGGGTGCGCAATCAGCAAATCCCATTTTCCAATATCGTGCGTTTTGCCGTCCATTGTTACGACTTGCCCCCCCTCAATAGCTTTCAGGGCATCGCCCAAGATGTGCCATTCCGGGTGTCCACCTGACGGCTCTTGAATATCGCAGCTATATGCTTCAAATCCTCTTTCCCGGAATGCCTTGCAGACGGTCTGGGATTCTTCACAGGCAACAAGAACTTTGTATGTCATTTCACTCACTTTCCATGTTTCCACCTTTCCATGCTTCCATACAGTTCACAAATGATTGCTTTTCTAATTCTTCTTTCCCATAGTTGGGTGTTTCAGGCACGTTTATAACGCGTTTTACGCGCGGTTTGCTCACGGTGATACTTTTCTTGGGCAGCTCGTATTCGACTGCGCTATCCGGGTATTTGCGCACGAATTTCACCAAACTTGGGTATTCCTGCGCCATAGCCAAAAGTTTACGTGATAGTTTCCGGTTCATCGTGTACACGTTGGCGGTTTTCTCTGCATCGTTGTATGTAATAATCGTTTCTCTTTCAGATAGTGGAACAACCTTCTTTTTCGTTTCCGGCGTTTATTATTCCTCCAATTCCTCAATCGTTATTTCAGTTCGCGGATTGTCTTTGTCGTACTTCACCCGGCTTCCGTCAACCGATTCGATGATCGTGTAATTATCATCCGCAAGGATTCTGCCTTTCACAAGCAGGTCATGGGCAGCTTCCAAGCAGTTCGATACGTCACATTTTCTTCTGGTTTTCATGTAGAACACTGTCACAACGCGACAGCGCCCCGCCAGCGGGTTTTTCGGCTTTGGGGCAAGAAAGTATATGGCTTGCTCTTCGTAGCGCTTATAGGCGCTGCTAGGGGCTATGAACGGCATTCCCGTTTTTCGATTCACCAAAATGCGTTGTGAGTTCTTTTTCGTGACCGGCGGCAGCGGGATGGTGTACTTGTAGATCACATGCCTTCCTCCCGTGCCTTTGCCCGGAATTCCGCTGCTTTCAGCTTCCATTGTGCTGCGTCACAAGCGCACTTCACCAACTTCTCGCTGTATTTTTCCATTTCCCGGTCAAGTTCAATCGTTTTTTCTGTGCAAGTCTGTGCAAGCTGCATGTACATTTCTCGGTTAGTCAATGTTTGTCACCTCACAAAATAGATGGAACGGCTTCACCCACGCAAAATCAAGCTGTCCGCAAGCGCCGTGCCTGTTCTTGACGATCTCAATCACGGTATCGCTTTCGCTTGGCGGGTCTTCTTCCCGCTGTTCTCGCAATTTGGTGTAGTGTTCCGGGTTAATGGCAAGAATCATGTCTGCATCGTGTTCAATTGTGGCGGAGCCGAACATGTCGGACATCTTGATAAGTCCCGTGTCGGCGGCTCTCGCGGCCTGTACAAGCTCAATGATGCAGATATGATATTTCATTGCCAGCTGCTTTAATCCCCGTGTAAGGGCCGCTAATTCGTCATTGCGCTTTTCTTTGGCGTTCGGTGGTGCCACAAGTCCCAGATGGTCAATGACAACCACTTCCGGTTTTCGCTCCTTGATGGTCAGTTCAACGTCTGCAAGGCTGGTCAGGCTGGAATCATCCAGAATCAGCTTGTACCGCCTTTTCAGGATTTCTGCATCCTCTGCAATCTTGCTTTCTTCCTCTTCGGTCAGCGCATGATTTGTGATGCGGATGCTGTCGATCTGTTCCCATCGGGAAAAGATTGCTGTGTAAAGCTGTTCCCGGCTCATTTCCATTGACTGGTACAGCGTCAGGCAGCTTTGCGATATCTGCGCCGCCATTTGCAGAGCCAGTGTTGATTTGCCTTTGCCGGGCCGGGCAGCAATCACTGTTACGCCGCTTCGTACAAGTCCGCCGGTCAGCTTATCCAGCGTTCCAAAACCCGTTTGGATGTTGTCATTCGGTTTTTTCAGCCATTGCAGGAAGTCCTCTATGCCATCAGCAAAGTCCTTTGCGCTGCGCTGGCGCTGGTGCTCCATGATGTGCTGCTGCTTTTCCATCATGGCGGCAACCGCGCCGAACATTTCATCCGCGTCTGCATCCGATGCCACAAGTTCGCCCATCTTGGCAATCATCAGCCGCTTCCGGTATCCATCCAGGACACAGTTTATGTAGGTGTTAAATCCGCTCACCGATGGAACTGTCTGGGCGCATTCGTAAGCAATCGTCTTGATGTTTTCTTTGCAGCGTGATATTATCGATACTGCATCCGCCCTTTCCCCTCTGCGATCAAGCTCCTTGCAAAGCAGGAAGATATCACCCAGGTCTTTGATGCTGAACATCTGCGCTGTCAGGCTTTTGAACGCTTCGCTTTGCCGGTCAGGCTCTATCAGCATGATGCCGATAACGGCTTTTTCCGCAACAGCTGTATTCATTTGCCTGCCTCCTTCCACCCAATAAGCTTTGGAACAACGCCGTTAATCAGCTCCTCCCGTGTGTATTCCCGGTCATAGATGGGAATCAGGTTTTTAGACTTGCGGAGTTCAGCAGGCGGCTGTGCCGTTTCGTCTTCCCAACGTTTTTGGTTCAGCCAGGTAGCAGGATATGGAATATACTTGCCGCTATCTTTCTGCCACTGCTCTGTGGTCTTGAGGTATTCAAGGCTTTTCAGGATAGCGGACAAGGTAGATTCGTCAGTAACAAGCTTTTCAAATTTCTTGCGTGCATCTGCCTTGCCTGTTTTCTTGGGATAGGCTGACCAGAAAGTGTCAAATCGAGGAGAAATCGCGTCAACCCCTTGGGGGGTATAGGGGGTATTCTTAACTTCTTTATTATTCTTTATATAAGGGTCTGTGTTAGCACTGTGTTGGTTCTGTGTTACCTGTTTGTTAGATTCTGTGTTAGTGCATTGGTAATCACTGTAATTATTCACCGTAAACACGCTAAATTTTCCGTGTTCGCACTGTGTTATTTCTTGTGTTGATTTTAGATGGCATAAAGCAGTGCGCACAGATTGAACAGATATGCCGGTATCTGTTGAAATTTGGCGGATAGATGCAACTGCCTGTCCGGTTTCCAAGTGAACCCCCTTGTAATAACAGGGTTCATAGCAGGCCAGAAATAGCAGATGCAGGAACACACATTTTGTTGGAGTGTCTGTGTACCACCCCCATTTCATCATGCGGCGGTACAGCTTGATGTACCCCTCGTTTGCCATTTTTCAAAACTCCTGTGCTTGTACCATATCGTCCGTCCACTGCGTCCCATGTACAAAACCCAATTTCATCACCTGCCTTTCGCTCAAAAATTAAAAGGGAGATCACCGTCATCTTCAATCGGTTCGTACTCATTGTTTGCCACCACAGGCGCAGAAACGGCCCTATTAGCCACGTTCTGGCTTTGGGCGGGTTCTTTATTGCCTGCAAACGAAACGTTGTTTACAACCACCTCTACGGCGTTCCTGTTGTTTCCGCTCTTGTCCTGATAGTTCCGGCTCTGCAAACGGCCCTCAACGGCGATCAAACTGCCTTTCTGGAAATAGCGGCAGACAAATTCTGCGCTCTTGTCCCATGCCACAATGTTAAAGAAATCTGCCTGATTCTGGCCGTTGGCATCCTTGCGTCCCCGGTCTACCGCAACGCGGAACGATGCAACATTTTTACCTGTTGTAGTCTGGCGCAGCTGAGGGTCAGCAACCAGTCTTCCCATAAGTGCAACTACATTCAACATGTCTTTAATCCTCCAAATAATTCTTTCCAAACCGCCGGGCAAACTCTTCCTTTGTCCAGCTGTAATCCATCATTGCCATGCGCTGTGCGGTCTTCTTGAGTTCAAGCCGCATCCCAGCATCCAGCCCTTCCATCTCGGGCCAGCACTGCTTTTCGCCGTGAATCCATCTGTGACAATCCGGGCAAACCAAAATCCACAGGCCAAGAGCTTTGCTTTTTGTCCGGTTCTGGCCGTAGAGCACTTCATGCCGTACCAAAGCGTGGCCGTTAAGGCAGCAATAACACTGTGGGTGGCCGAACATGTCTTTCTTGTTTGGCATGATGGATGGCGCATAGCCGTTGGAATCAAGCGCAACGCCAAATTCGTTTTTCATTCGCCGGTCAGTCCTTTCAGCTTTGCAATTTCGTCCGGTGTCATTGTGGGGATTCCCTGCTGCTGGCACTCCTGCACAATCAGTTCCAACAGGCGGTGCATCTGCTTGCTGTCGTATACGCTGGAACCATACCAGCATTGCAGCGTGCAGAACGTGCCGTTTGGTGTAGGCATGGTGTCTAGCAAAACAACCTGCCAGCCCTGTCCCTGGCTTTCCCATCCGCGCTTAAAGGCTTCTATTGCTTCCTGCTTGATGGTGACGATATCGCTTGCACCTGCAACATCCCGCACAAGATCGCGGTAAATCTCAACAGCAGGCTTTTTCAGCTTTTCGGCAAGCTGGTTCATGAGTGTCCAAGCGTAGGCGTTAGAAGTCAGGCTGCGCTTTTTCCGTACCTCGCCAAAAACACCTGCAAACAGCTTGCCGGGACCGGATTTGACTTCATTTGCAAAGTTTTGCGCTTCTTCTATGTCCGGCTTGCTTTTAAGACGAAGCATCAAAATCTCACCCATCAAGGTAACATCCGCGATGTTGATTGTATGGCTCATTTTCTGCGCTCAAACTCCTTTGCAACGCTGCGCCAGTCATCGGCGGTGAAGTCCTTATAGGCTTTACCGATGAAGGTTCGTGCGTCCTCGTTGACGGCCTTGCTGTCTTTGCCTGTGCGCTGGGCGTAACCTTTCAGCGCGGTCAAAGCCAAGTCCTTCACGGCTTGCAGAGTGACTTCCGGTGTAGCTGTAACTTGCTGCGGTTCTTCTTCGTACCGTTCCTTAAATTCATCCGCTTCACTGTCAGAGTAAATGCCATCAAATGCCAGCTTGCAGATTTTAAGGACAGTGCGATCAAACAGCCGCTTATAAGCCATCGCGTAAGGATAAGCATTCTTGCAATTCGTTGATGACGCTTCACCAACCTCATAAATGCCTTGTGCTTTATTTATGTAGGTGTACACAAGCGAATTGCCGTATCCTGACTTGTCAACAGACACGCACTCAGGGTTGAATTTGTCCTTCTCCGGCATATTGTCGTTGATTTTAAGACAAGCATTGTGGTTGATAATCAGGCCTGTGTACGCCATCTTCCCGGATTTGGTTTCGTTCATGAGAATCCAAAAATCAGATTCTTTAAGGTATGGGCGATCTGCAATCGCCTTTAACGCTTTATCACGGCTTGCAATATATTTGGGGGTCTGCATAACGGGAATCTCCTGCCGAGATTTAGTAGAATACTCCGTTTTCTTCTCATTAAACATCAGACAGCTTCTCCTTTCAGATTGGGGGCGCTCATGCCTTTTCCTCCTTTTTCACAGTCCCGTTCACAGTCAGCTTTTCAGCCTCTCTGGTGAACGTGATATTCAGTGTTCCGCACGCTTCAATGCCGAGATTTTCTTCCTTTTTCAGGCTTTTCATCATCTCGCAGATTAGTTTTTCAATGCCATAGGATTGCCCATCAACACAGATGGTTGCAAAGTTTTCCGAGCAGTAAAGGCTTCCTGTGGCTTCAATGCTATAGTTCTTCAGTTCCATCGTTATCCTCCCTTACCGTGCTATCAATGCACGTTTCGCCCCAAATGCAATCCTCGCACATAATGGGGTGGCCGTATTCGTCCGCTGCGCCGCAGCCGGGAAAATCAAGCTCGATCATTGTTTGCTTTCTCCGATTCATCCAGTCGTTTTGCCATGCCGCTCATTGCAGCGTGGTAGGCGGCGCAAATCTGGTCGTATTTCCATCGTTCGCTGTTGTTCGTGTCCAGGATTGCGATTTGGACAGTTTCAAAAAACACCTGGTATTTTTGCGGGTCATTGTATTCAAATGCCATCTCAATCTCAAAAGGGTTCATGCCAATACCTCCCGCAGCGTAATAGCGGCCCATCCGCCAAGCAGGCAGGCAATAAGCCCGGCCAAAGATGCGGCCCCGCCGCCCTCTGCAAGGCCAGCAACGGCGCAAATAGTGCCGATTGCACAACCCAGCAGGGCAAAGTTTGCAAAGCACTTGCAAACCGGAACAATATGGGCTAAAATGGGCTTGTGAAACCGGAAAATTTCACGTTTTTTGCCGTTCAGTGTATTGCAGTACACTGGGCGGCTCTTTTTGTTTGCAGTCATGTTAGTGTCCTTTCTTGTTGTTTCCGCCTATCCAACGCTTGTATGTCTGAAATCAGCAGATAAGGCTTGCAATTTGTTCAACGGTTAAATCATGGAAGCTACCGTAATGCTGCCATACCCAGCCACGAGATTTGCCAAGAATCTTGGCAACCTTTGTGGAGCCAAACAGCAGCTCGCCGGGGTAAAGTTCAGCAGCGCGGGCGCGAATGTCTACAAGGGTTTCTTGGTAATGGGGCTTTTCACGGGGCATATGCTCCCCTCCTTTCACAAATCTTTCAAACACAGCAGCCGGAAGGTTTCGCGGCCTTTGTGGGCTTAGATTCCGATATAACATTCTTTTTTCGCCGTTTCCTAAGTGTTGCGGACGAAATACTAAGCTCTCTAGCCCAGTCTTCCTGAATCATTGTTTTACCGTCAATCGTTATAAAAACGTTATTTGTTCGGTTTCTTGCTTGTGTGTACCAATCTGCCCATCGGCAATTTTCTGGGCAGTAGCCTTTGTTGACATCGATTCTGTCAATCGTCAAATCATCTCGATATCCGTTAGCTATTGCCCAAGCATAGAATTTCTTGAAATCGTGCCAATCTTCACAAACAAAGATTCCGCGTCCGCCATAATTCTTATATTCTTTGTTTTTAGGCGAATAGCATCGTTGGAACATATTCCGCCAGCATCTATATATCCGCGTTCCAACCATTCCATGAGATAGTTTTAATTCTCGCGTAACCTCTTTGCGGAAACATCCACAACTTTTTGTAGCGCCAGAAGTAAGATTGGCTCCATCAACGGTGATAATGTTTCCACAATCGCACTGGCAGACATAACGATAATGCCCATATGGCGTTCTGCAAGCCGCATGCAAAACTGTAAGCCTACCAAAAGTTTCACCTGTTAAATCCTTACGGCAAGCCAAACTTGTTCTTTCTTTTTGCAAACATCCACAAGATTGTGTATGCCCGTTTTTCAATTTAGCGGCATATACTGCTGTGGTATTCCCACAATCACATCGGCAAATCCATTTCACGCCTTTCCCTGCATCAGGGCTGCGTTTCAAAACTACCAAACGCCCAAAACGCATTCCGGTTAAATCAATGAATTTTCCCATCGTTCATTTGTTCACCTCAATACTCATCAGAAAAATGCAGCTCCATCAAGTCGGCGATTGCGAGATATTCTTTGGCGTATTTGCTATCGCCGTGGGTTTTCTTGACGATCTCACGGAACTGCGCCAAATCACCATAAAAGCAACCACACTGTACGCGAAGAATTTTATCCTTGCAGCGGAAAAATGTGGTCGTGCGGAAACATCTGCCAAACCCTTTGACGACGGCATAGTCAGCGTCGTCGTAGACCCGCGCGTCGCCGTAGACCCGCGCGTCGCCGTAGACCCGCGCGTTGCCGGAGACCCGCGCGTTGCCGGAGACCTGCGCGTTGCCGAAGACCCACGCGTTGCCGTAGACCCGCGCGTT